TATAGTGAGAGTAGGGATGTGGAAAACTGTGTTCTTTATTTATCATGTATTAGATGGTAGAGTCGTAGGTGGTTCTAAATTAGTCGTAGCAAATTCTAAGTTGAAAGACCTAAAAATCGAGAAACCATTACCAAATCTTGATTTATCTAAATACGGAAAATAAGGAAATCTTATATTTATAATTGTAAACTTACGCATAACGGGAGAAAACAGATGTTAAAGAACATTATAATAGGTATGATATTAACCTCATCTTTGTTTAGCCAGAACTTTTTTACTAACTTTTTTAAGTATTCCACAGCTTACGCAAGTTTTAGTTTAAATGCTCCTCGCTATCAAGATGATAGATTTGCTATCGTTGGTGGCCTATCTACGGGAGATTTATTGGTGGAACGAACTTCGGGTGAATTAAAACCAGATTTTCAAACATCTTTTGGACTTCGTAAAATCGGAAGATTTCAATACGAGGCTAAAAGAGGTGTAAAATCTGCAGGTAAGGGTGGTGTTTGGTATGATGGTTCAGAACAGAATCACAATGAAAGTGCTTCATTCGGACCTGTTAAAGGTTGGGAATATTTAATAAAACATTCTCAAGGTCGTCAATGGGGTAATGATTATGTTAATCAAGAATATTGGTTAAGGTACATTGGTGATTTTCTAATGGCTAAAGTTGGGTGGACAGAATTAGGATTGGAAGATATTCAATATGGACAAGGTGATTTGAGAGTTCATCTTACACCTGATGTTTTACAAGATAAGTTTCATTTATCATTAGGATTTAAACACAGACAGCATCCTGTTTATGGTTTTGACGCTATGGTATTAGATACAACTTGGTACAGAGGTTCTTGGTGGGCATTTGCTGAGGAAGCTTTCGGTATTGACGATAATATGTGGTATCAAGAAAGTATGTTAGAGGGATATGATGAAGATGGTAATCCTATTTGGAAACACGATGAATTATTAGAATTTGTTAATGGTGAATGGGTTCCTGTTGAAGGTGGTGGTCCATTTTGGAATGAAGGTGGTGAGTATTGGGGACACGATTGGTTGTGGAGAGATGCAAATGGTAGAATATTTGCTTATACAGATAGAGAGTATTTCCTATATCACTTTCCAGGAATGTTAGAAAATTATATTGATGGTAAGAAAAGAGATTTGGGATATCAAAGTGAAACATCTTTAGTATTAGGTCTTGACTTTTATCACTATGATGAGAATTGGTGGTTACATGCGTGGGGTAATTGGTTACCAATACATTATGGACATACAAAACATTCTTATCAAAATGCATCATTATATCAGACACATTTAGAAGAAGGATATGAACCATATGATTTTGAATATAAAGAAAGTGGTTGGGCAGATTGGAATGATTATGATTTAGGTGCGTTATTTGGAGTAAAACTCAAAGATAATCTTGGAGTGTTTGCTGAGGGTAGATATTTGTATTACTGGGAACGACCAGCATACGATATCAAGTTAGGTGTTAA